AATCCCTTTCAAGACAACCTTGCACTATCAACGGCTCTCGATGAATTCAAGAGATTAAAGGTTGATGTTATTCTTCTGAACGGTGACGTGATTGATTGTTACGCGGAGTCTGACTTTCTTCGTGATCCCACCAAGAGACGTTTTAAGGAAGAGCTTGCAATTCTGAAAAACTTCCTTTCAATCTTACGAAAAGAGTTTCCTTCTGCGAGAATTATCTACAAGGAGGGGAACCACGAGATGCGCCACAAAGCGTACATGCTTCGCAAGGCTCCTGAGATGTATGGGTTGGAAGAAACCAAATTTGAAAATCTCGCTGGTCTTGAAAGCTTTGGTGTCGAATGGGTCGACAACAAACGCATTATAGAAATCGGCAAACTAACTGTTGTTCATGGTCACGAGTTTCCTCGTGGTTTTGGCTCACCAGTTAGTCCTGCGAAAACCTTTTATACCAGAGCCAAGAAGAGTGTCCTCGGTGGTCATCATCACCAAGTAACTTCTTATTCAGCCAAAGCGATTAACGGTAAACAGCACGTTGCTTATTCAACTGGTTGTTTATGCGATCTCACACCAGAGTATATGCCATTGAACGAGTGGAGTCATGGTTTTGCAATCATTGAATTGTTTCCTGACGGCACCTTCGACGTGCAGAACAAAAAGTTAGTATTAGGAAAAATAACAAACAGTTAATGCCAGATAAAAAGAAAGGGCCGTCACTTGCCCGCGCCGCTAGAAATTATAAGAAGGCGTACACGAAACCAAAATCAGAAAGCGTCGGCTCTCATTACTTCAACGACGGAGCGAGTCCTTACGCGATCGGTACCACGGAAAGGAAAATGAAGTACAAGCCGAAACCTCGCGCCGGTACCTATGGCGGCAGTGTAGATGGTAAACCAGCAACCAAACGTGTCAGACGTAACAAAGGGTTATGATTATTACAGAAGCAACTCTCCGGCAGTTTAATCAGGTCATAAAAGAGTTCAGCAACGAACGAATAGAAATTGCAGGCGCTCCCGGTAAGATCAGAAACAACGGACAGAACGTTGATGTGATTAAGGTTGTGATAGGTCATGTTCCAACGCAAAAAATTCACGAATATATTTACCGCGACTTGACCAGCAACTTTCGAGTATGGTTGAAAGAGAAAGTCGACAAAATTGATAACAAATGAAATTTACTGTAGACACTTCTAATAAAACCGTGACCATTAACAGTTCGGTCAAATACGAAGAAGTCAAAGAACTTCGTCAGATGTTGTCCGAGTTTGTCGACAACTATACGTGGTTGGTTCCCCTCGACGTAATTGAAGAAGGTTCAATAAAAGAATTTCTCGAACCATCTTGTAGTTGTGTTGTTGGCGAAAAAGTTCCATGTGTCTGCGGAGCCGCTCCTCCACGAAACGAATATTGTTAAAAACCTTAAAAAATGAATAACTTTTTTGTAACTATTGTGTTTTCCGGCGACCACGGTGTTGACCTCGAAAAACAGGACGGGGAAACCGTTAACTTCCTCGCAGAAGGCGACACGAAGGCCGACCATATAATCAGGCGCCACGTCGTGAGTTTGGCTAACGCGTTGAAGGAGTATAAACATACAGAACTCGTATCCGCGACCTTGACACACAGCAACGGTCTTATAGACGATAATTTAATTACGGGTGTCCGGCGGGTCCTCGTCGGCTTCGACGATGGAGAATTCGATCCTGCCGAGGTTGAAGATGTTATTGTGGACAGCGGCGGAGCAATCGTCTTGGGAGGCACAGCAATCGAGCTTTCTCCCTCAACAACCGCAGAAAAACCCGCCGTTGAATAAGTTGGCACGGTTTTTGTGGTATATTATATTCTAAACCTAAAACCTAAACCTTACTCATTGCAATGAGAGTACTTGTTACTGTTACCAAAATCGTTAAGCCGGGAACAACGGTAGGTCGCGCAACCACTGGTGATCGCCACATCGAAGGATCAGAACTGGAATTATTTTCCGGTGAAGGAGCTTTGCTGGCTATCCAGAATAACATCACTGGCGCTATTTACCAGACCGACTTCGCCTATGCAGGTGTAGCCGCTGTTCTTGCTGCCGCTCCCACCACAGGAGGTCACTTTCTTTTGACCTAAGCCTTAAAAAGCTTTTCCTCCCGCCTATTTTCAAGGTCGTTGGTTTGGACATTCGTTCCACGACCAATCGACCTTTTTCTGTTTACACACCCCTTTACCGATGACCGAAGAAAAAGAAGACAAAGTCGCGATAATTTCCCCCGCCGACTATCGTCAGGATTTGGAACAAGAAGTTGCTCTTCATTTGGCTAGGATCAACAGAACACCTCAGTTTCGAGTCACAAAGAAATACGAGCATATTACCTTTCCAACCTTCAAACCGAGCGAACGTAAAGAACGACTTGATTGGGAGTTGGAAGAAATTCGTCGTTGTAGAGAGGGTTACAACGGGATGCCCGGACGCTATTATTATTTCTTCAACCACGTTAAGATCAAGCATAAGAAGAAGGGTATGATTCGCCCCGACTTTCGCTCCACGCAGATGCTTTGGGCGAAAACAAAAGAGCGAATCATGAATACACCCGGAACAGGTATTGTGATGATTAAGCGCCGTCAGGTAGGTATGTCGTGGGACATGTCTGCCGACAACATTTACGATGCGCAATTTTTTCACGAGGTCGACATCGGGATGAACTCGAAGTCAGAAGCAGACTCGCGAAAGCTCTTCCTAAAGCACAAATACATCCACAGAAATCAGTCGCCATTTCTCCGCGCCTATGTACACATAGACAGAAGAGATGCAATGGTGTTCGGTAGATGGGTAGAGAAGAAAAAGGATCACGTCGGCACAATGTCGACAATCACATCTGTTGCTCCAACACCCACCGCACACGCTGGTAACCAGTACAGAAAACTTGTGATGGATGAAGCCGGAGAGTCAGACGTTGTGGCAATTTGGTCTAACGCGGAGGATACACTCATGCAAGACGGTGTACTGATCTGTACACCGTTTATCTTCGGAACGATGGGGGACACAGATACCATCGGTCAAGGTTTGATGGAATTCTGGAAGAACCACAAGGTTTACAGTCTTGAACAGTTTGCCTTTTGGGGTTACAACTGTTTGATCATCGATAATCTCGGCAACGACGATATTGAGAATTCCTTGCGATGGATTATCTATGAGAGGAAGCGGAGAGAAGCGGGTGCGACGAGGATGTATAAAAAATTCCTTCAGAAGTATCCTATCACGGAAGAGGACGCATTTTTAAGTATCAGTGGTGTTGGTGTTGGTGATCCGTTGTTGCTTCAGAAGCAACGACTCAGATTGTTCGATGAGCCGCCTATGATGGTTCCCGGTTTCATGCGCCCGAGACTCGGCCAAAACATTACACCTCAGCTTATAACCTCTTTATCATGATAGCGGATTTTGTACCCGATCCTTTAAACGGCAAGATCATTGTGTATCAGCAGCCGGACCCGAACAGGGTGAACGGGTATATTTTTACGTGTGACCCCGCCGAGGACGATGACGTCGAAAAGACCCGCGACACCTCTAACCTCTCACTGTGCGGCCTAACAAAACCCTACGGAACAGAACCCGCGCTACTTGTTCTCGAATACTGCGACAGACCAAAGAAGCTTGTCGACTATTATCAACAGGTTGCTTATATACTTCTCTGGTATCGATCCAAGGTACACATAGAGTTGAACAAAGGGGGATGGAGAATGCTCCAATGGTTTCAGGAGCACTACCCCGAACTCCTCGCGCTGCTCCCGGCCTCATATAATTCGGCCAAGGGTGGTGTAAAGATGACACACGGTTATCGTATAACCAACGAGCGCAAGACACAGCTAAAAGGTCTCGGCGACGCTTACGTAGAAAACTACTGGTCCTATATTCCTTCAATCCGACTCCTTGACGAGCTTAAGGTCGTGGGGGCCGCTGGCAAGGACGATGACTTGGCGATGGCATTCCTTGGGGGGTTAATGATCCTTCAGGGTGATCCGGTTCCCGCCCAAACAGCACAGCAGGCCACCGTGTCCACACCCTCTGTTCATTATGAGAAGAAGAATGGAAAAATAACAATGGTGACTCCGGGCGTAGGAAGCTTCGTCTTGAACACCCCCCAACAGAAACCTCCTCAAACCAGACCCAAATCAGCACTTTTCAGATTTTAGTCCAATTGGCACGGTTTTTGTTCTATACTAAATTCCCCCATTAGATGCCCGGAAATTATTCCCTTCCTCGTCTGGACGTTCCCGATAGCGAGAAGAATACCCAAAAATACCACGAAGACTTTGCAAGAGCAATTGTAAATCGTTCCATTTCCGATAGTTGGAGGAACGATTATATGCTCGTAGCAGAATGCTACAAGTTCCTTGAAGAAGGTTCTAGCGGCGAGCTTGTGTCTCACTTACAAAAAGGAGACGACGGCACAGACCTCCCCGCAATTTGGTTATCGCTCAACACCATCCCCACAAAGATTGATCTTCTAACTGGCGAACTCGAAACTCGTGGTTACGACATCCGTGTGAGAGCGTTGAACAAAGAAGCTGTTTCTCGCAAACAGGAGCAGGTCGAAAAGCTTCGTGTAAAAAGGAAGCTTGGCCCTCTGTTCAAAGAAGCCGATGAGATCGCTGGTATAGCCAGTGGTGAGAGTGAATACGTTCCTCAGTCAGAAGCAGAACTCCGTGAATATGCAGACCTATCCATCAAGGACAAGTTTGAAATTATTATGACGGGGATTTTGAAGTGGGTTGCTAAGAGAAACGATTGGGATGAAGAACGGAAGACATTGTTCCGCGACATTCTTATCGCCAATCGTGCGTGGATAAGGAATGAGATAATCAGAGGTATACCGCGCTCACGCAGGGTACATCCGCTGAATATGATCTTCGACACATCCGCGAAAAAGGATGATCTATCTGATGCAACTTTTTTCGGAGAGGTAGAATACCTGCCCCTAGCCAGTGCAGCAGAGCGATACAACCTGAGCACAGAAGAATTGGAGCGCGTCTACGGAAAGTACCAAGAGTACATGGGAACGAACGCAGCTACCGAAGCGATATCTCCTTCAGCGGACTATGCCGCGAGTTTTGAAACAATCGGCGGCAAACGCCTGTCATGGTTTAAAACAGTCGATGACGAGTTACGAGTTCTGGTAACTCGCGCCGTGTGGAGAGACTACAAGTATCTCCATCACAAACACGAGAAGAATAAGAAGTACGGTTCGGAACACCTTCAAGAAATTCCCTCCACCTCTGACGTTCGCTCAAGAGAACAGAACAAGACCCAACTGATTACGAAGAAGTTGGAAATATGGAGACAGTGTACAATCATTGGTGGTCACGTTGTTCGTGAGTGGGGTGAATGCCCTAATCAAGCTCGGGATGTAAACGATCTCGGCACTACAGAGGCTCCGTACAAAGCTTGGATACCAAACTATAGTTCTGGTCGCGGCGTTTCTAAAGTCGAACAGCTTGCTTCTGTACAGCTATACAAAGACGTCCTTTTGTACAACATGCAGTTGGCTGTTTTGAGGGCTGGCGCAAAAGGTATCAGCTACGATTTAGCAATGAAGCCTGACACCATGACGGTCGAACAGGTTATGAAATACCTGAAGACAGCGGGTGTCACTTTCTACAACTCAAAAGATTTTCAATTCCTCGCCGGTAGTAATACATCTCCGTTCAGAGAATACGATCTGAGTATGAGTGATTCTGTGGTCAAATATGTTGACCTCATGAATTACCTCGACAGAGAGATGGACAAAATTTCCGGTATATCGCCGGAACGTCAGGGAGCCGTACAAGGAGCTTCACAAGGTTTGGGTGTTCAGCAAACAGCGCTATTTCAATCGAACCTTATCACACAGCCGTACTTCATTGGCTTCGAACGGTTCTGTTCCCGTGTGTTGAATCATCAAGCCAAGCTGGCCAAAATTTCTTGGGCGGAAGGCAATGATGTTTTTGCTCCGGTTATAGGTGACGTCGGTGTCGACTTTCTCCGAGAGCACGTCGATTTAGACTTCGAAGATTTTGCAGCGTTTTCTGAATCAATACCTCCGCTGATCCGCGACCGCGAGAAATTCGAGTCGCTTGTAATGATTGCTGTTCAAAGCGATCCTACCTTTATCGACGAGGCTATTCAAATCCTCATGGAGCAAGATACACGTGTTGCTGTCAGACGCTTCCAGCGCAGACGGGCAATGCAGAAAGTGTACATGGCACAGGAGCAACAGGCTTCAGAAGAACGTCAAGCAGCGCTCGAAGAACGCCTGAAGGGGTTAGAGATGCAGGGCAGGCAGATGGAGATCGACGGTCGTCTGGAAGAGACTCAAATGAAGAATGAAGCCGGACAGTTGAAGACATCTTCGACAGGGCGCACCAAACTTTCCGATACCAGTATTAAAACTCATGTTGATTTACTCAAACATCAACAAACACTACGGTCCCAAGAAAAACAACAAAAAGAACAAAATGAAATCAAGCGTCAAGAAATTATTGCCCGCAATCGGGAAAAATCCAAACAGCAGCGTAAAACCAACGCCAAAAAGTAACCCTCCCAAGAAAATGTTGCCGAAGCCGTAAGACTTTGGCACGGTTTTTGTGGTATTATAATTAACATACCCGTCAGGCCGCTCGGCACACTTCGACGGGTCCTTTTTTTCCTTTCCTTTTACAATCCCTTTATTTAATGGTCGAAAACGTTAATTCCGCTTTATTAGCGAATAAACAAAAACGTGACGCCGATTCAGCACCTGTTACCCCTCCGGCGACCGTTGCTCCCGTCGTTACCCCAACAACGCAATCAATTCCGGTTCCCGCGCCTGCGGTCGCCGCGCCGGTTGTAGAGAAGCCATCCGAGGCAGTGCCCGAAACAACTTCAAAGCAACCCGACGCCGCCAAAGAGTCAGCGAAACCGGAAACCACCCCGGCGACCCAAACCCCTCCGCTTGAAGAAGTGGAAGAGTACAAATGGGACGCCGATATACCTGACGAAACAGTCACCCCGGCAGAAGCACAAAGCCCTGCTCAAATCGACATTAAGAAAATAGGCAGTGCCTTAAATCTGGATGTTAAAGACGAGCAAGAATTTGTAACAACTGTTTCACAAAAGTTGACGAAGCTCAAAGAGTTGGAAGCAATAGACACGCTTCCTGAATCACTGAAGCTCGCAATCGATGTGGCGAAAAAAGGGGGGGATTGGTTAGCACTAACAGGAGCCGTCGCATTTGATGCGAACGCCCTACTGCCCGAAGAGTTGTTTGACAGACAGTTCGAGCGCGAAAACCTTCATTTGTTTAAAAATCCAGATGGGTCTATAAACATCGAAGCCTACGACGCAGAACTTGCAAGCGTTTCTCCCGCTCTTAAAAAGATGCACGGGAACATGATTAAGCAACAGATCGTTGCGCGTCAACAACAACAGAAGAACGAAATTTTGGCTCGAACAGCCGCACAGCAAGAACGCTTCCAAAAAGGTTTGAGCGATGCCGCGCAAGAGTTATCGAAGACTCTCCCCAAGGAGAAGTTTGGTATTTCTATCGAGCCAAAACACTCAGCTTATCTCTACAAGGGGGTGGCTGATGGAACGTTGATCAAGAAGCACCTCGGCAACATTGATGCTGCCGCGCTTGCTCAGATGGACCCGAAGAGGTTGATGGCCACCGTGGCGATCGCAGAATTGGGAGAAAAGATCAGCGAGTTCAATAAGAAGCAGGGAATCGCAGAGGGCAAAAAACAACTGTTGAAAGTAGCAACAAACCCGCAGGTACAATCACCTTCATACGCTCCTCGTCCGAACGACCCCGGTGAACCGGCACCTGTGCCCACATCAGCCGAACGTCTAGCCGGAATGCAAGAGCGACAGAAGCCGAAAAACTCATTGTAAGATTTTCAACAACCAACAACAAAAATACTAAATGGCATTAATTCCCGGCACCAACGTGCCTACCACCGTAAGTGGTACTGGCACGCAAGCCCGCTCCGAAGTCCTTTCTGGCCACATTCACAACGCTGGTCTTGAAGTTCCTCAAATCCTCGACGATCTCGTCGTAAAATTTCCGAATTATTGGTTTGCAAAAATGTTGGACGAAGTTCCCGGCGCGACTAGCGATGATCTTCATTCCGACAACTTCACTTGGGAGATTCTTGACAGAACACGTAAAGGTGCTACTGTTACAGCTATCGCCAACGGTACGACTGCTACCGCCACATTGACTCTTGATATTACCGCTGATGGAAGCGCCGACCTCGGTTACTTCTTGGTAGGTGATGAATTCCGTGTTGCCAACTCTGGTGAAAACGGTCGTGTTACTGTTGTAAGCAACGCGGGTGGTTTCCAAACCATTCAGGTTGTTCGTTACGGCGGTGGCAACTGGTCCACCACGTTGATCAACACTACTCATAAGATTGGTCACATTGGCACCGGTTTCGCAAGAGGCTCTTCTGCTTCTGGTGGATATCGTACATACCTGCCGACATCTGAGTACAACGTAACCACTATCCACAGACGCGGTCTTAAGATCGAACGTGGTGTGATGGATCAAATTACGTGGGTCGACAAACAAGCTGGTTACTGGTACTACAAGCAAGAAGATATTGAACAGAAAGAATTCTTCCGTGACTTCCACGCCAAGCTTCTTTTTGGTAAGCGCTTCCTGACTAAGACCGGGGTTCAACAGAACCGTGGTTTGATGGAGTACGCTGAAAACTCTGGTAACCTCGTAGGTTTCTCTTCGGCTGTTGGTGTCCAAGAATCCGACTGGATTTCTACGGCAGAATCGCTGATCACTCAGCAAGGTTCTGATGATCTCGTGGTCCTCATGGGACACAGGATATTCCTGCAAAATCAAACAGCTTTGGGAGATCGTTATCGGTCAATCCCGAACAGCGAAAAACCCGCACAACTTGCCGGTCTGAACTTCTCGTCTTACGAGATTGGAAATAAGAAGTTCCACTTTAAGTACTTCGATATGTTCTCCGATGAGGCAATCGTTCCTTCGGTAACTCCGAGTTCGACAGCCAAAGACTTCAAGAACGTAGCACTTGTGCTTGATTTGGGAATGGCAACGCCTTCTCAGCGCAATGTTCAGGTGAAATACCGCAACGGTGCGAAGTTCATCCAAAAACTTATCCCCGGTATGGTGGGCACTGGCGCGGAAGCGTCTAACGCTTACGACGGTGTAGGTGGAGAACTCTTGTGTGAATTCACGAACGCTGTTCTTTTGTCCAACAGGCTCGCTCTGGTTTACGCAACGTCGTAATAAAATATTACCCAAGATAGAAGGGTTTGAATACTCTTCTATCTTCTTTTTAACTTTACAAACCATTTAAAATGTCATCTAAGAAAAACAAGACCATCGAACAAAATCAGTTCGTTATTACTGGTCCATTTGTCGATACAATTTTCAGAGGCGGCTCTTATGCCATCTCATTGGGCTACACCGATCACGCAGGTGTTATCAAAGATCAACAATACCCTCAAGGACAGAAAGGTCGTTACGTCGAGTACGTCCAAAACAAGGACGAGAAAGGTCGCGACAGAGCAAAACGTTATCGCTTCGATCAATCATTGGGTCGCTTGCTGACAAGACCATCCGACACAGATATCTACGGCAAATCCCAATATGCGTTCCTCAAGAATCACCCTGAGTGTGAAGGTTCCCCTAATGGAAACTACGAGAAAGATGATGCTGGCAAAGATGTTCAAACAGGTATAACCTTTCGAGAACTTAACGCAGCAGCAGACGCTGCAATTGCATTGAAGGCGGACACTCAGCGGATTAAAGCGGAAGTCAACGCTCTCGCTCTTGACGATCAAACGCTCGAAGAAATTGCGGCCCTTGGTCCTAACTACTTCGGTGAAGTCGACGATATGATGAGGTTGAAGGTGGTTGAATTTGCAAGGAGATTTCCGGGTCAGTTCACTGATATTTTTAACGAAGCCGACAGAGGCATCCGTGCGATAATTCGCAAAGCGGTAAAAGAAGGAATCTTTTCCGAGCAACAGTCAGGCGTTATCAAGTGGGAGACCACAACGATTGGCTCAAGCGAAGATGATGCGGTGGTAACACTACGTAAGGACAAGGATATGGTGAAGGCTCTTCAAGACAAATTGGGGCTGAACGTGACCAAGTCCAAATAAGGTTGTAAACTTTCAACATCAAGATATTCAAAAGAAGAGGATGTGTCACACTCAGTGGGCCGTCCTTTTTTAGTTTAAAGGCACAATGGAATTACTTGTAAAAAGAAAATCAGAGTCTGATGAATGGACCATTGGTGAATTATACATCGACGGTAAATTCGAATGCTACACATTAGAGGATCAGCATCAAGACAAAAAGGTGATGCACGAAACTCGAATCGGCGCTGGTCGACATGAAATAAAGCTTCGCACCGAAGGAACTCATCACGAGAAATATACCAAACGATTCCCCGGATTCCACAAAGGAATGTTGTGGTTACAAGACGTCGAAAATTTCCAGTGGATTTTAATTCATATTGGAAACACAGATAGCGACACGTCTGGATGTATTTTGGTTGGTCAATCTTATGTAGATGGTATCTTATACGGGTCTACAGCGGCATACGCGATTCTCTACAAGAAAGTAATTAAGGCGTTCGACAAAGGCGAGCGCGTCTTCATCACAATACTCGATCCTCATCCTTAATGGCAAATACACTCTCATTCACCGTTGACTCAATCACATCCGACAGAACAGAAGGTGTTCTTTTGGACGGCACAACATATTCCAGCCCGGTGAGAACCGGTGTTGGTGTTTTCGTTTCTGGACGAAAAATGTTATATAACTCCTCCGTGGAGTCCACCCTTACCATTGTAGGTGATGACAATGATCCCGAGACCGATTCTCAATGGACATTTAATATACCCAAAGACGGTTGGTTCCGGTTCTTAATAGTGTCTGTTCCCGACTTCAACGCGGCGTCAACATACGCAATTTATGATGCTGTCTTTGATCCAGCAACCAATAAGGTTTATCGATCGAAGCAGAATACAAACACAACAGACACGCTCACCGATACGGCTTGGTGGGAAGAAATTACCGATCCCGGATCGCTCGCTTCCAACGAAGGTGAAGCTAATGAGAGCGCGAACATCGACTCGTTGACTTATGAACCGGGTATTTTCCCGAACAGTGAATATGGTTTTGCAAATCAAATAGCAGACGCTTCTGAAAAATATTTGACGTCCTTCAGTATCCCCGACGAAGACCTTGAGACCTACAGCACACTGGCTGTGTTGGTAGATGGTGAGTATGTTCATTCAGACAGAAGTCAGATGAGTCAGGCAGAACGCATTGCTCGTCGGTTAGAATCTTTATTTGAAAGCTTAGCCGCATAATGATAGTAGGAGCTAAACCATCCGTAAACGAAGAAGTAATCAGATATCAAGCCCGAACAAAGCTTGCTACTCTGGCCACCGATATCGCGGCTGCTCGGAAGCTGATCAGCCCGGAGACAGAGAAGAAACGCAAGAAAGCGAAGATGATTCGCCTGTGGTTGAAGGCTCTTGACTACAAGGCTTACCTCAGTCGTGAACAAAGAGAGAAGATTTGGTACGCGTTAATTGATATCGCGGAGATAAATGATTTTCCCATAGCGCCTCTTCTTGAGCAACGAGATCTACCCAACATCATCACGGGTGGTGGAACGGGACCTGCGGGAGCAGACGGGCAAGACGCCGGAACAACATTCAATAACTCAGACGTGGACACACCTTCAGAAATCGTCGACAGCTTTGCAACAAGTCTGGCGAACGGTTGCCGATGGGAATATACAATCATCGACAGCACAGGACTTCTTTTGAGAAAAGGTAGTCTTATGGCCGGGTGGACTAGCGGAGGTACTATCGAGTTCGGAGGAGAGGTCACGGTCGAAATAGGAGATACGTCAGCAATTGTTTTGTCGGCGCAGATCACATCGGGCAGTGTTGAACTCAAAGCAACGGTGGCCTCGAACAACTGGATAGTGAAAGGTAAAAGATACCTCGATTAAAAAATGGCAAAAGAGACAATATTATATGGCGAGGTAAAGTTTCGGGAGCGATCTATCTCTCAGGACTTAACGGCTCGGTTGATAGGGGTTGACAGCAATGGAAATCTTGTTGACCGTCCGGCGATCGATACCACAACCTTCATCACCACCTCCCTCGCCAGCGGCAGAGTATGGATTGGTAGTGCTGGTGGCGCGGCCACGGCTGTCGATACGGCTTCTGTTGGTGATATTCTTGCAAGCTCGGTAGGTGGCCTCACCATAAAAGCTGGCACGATTGTTGACGCAGATATTAGTGGGTCTGCTGCTATTGCTAAAACAAAGCTTGCTCTCGCAGGCACGATCGTTAACGCCGATATTAACGCCGCCGCCGCGATCGCTTACTCTAAACTCAATCTCGCGCTCGGGATTGTCAACGCTGACATCAGCGCCACAGCAGCTATTGTCAGAACGAAGATAGCCTCCGGTACAGCCTACAGACTTGTCGCCAACGATGGCACAGGTGTGATGTCTGAGAACGCCGCGATAACAGCTAGTCGTGCCGTGGCCTCTGACGCTAACGGCCAGCTAGTAGCTTCAGCAACCACAGCCACACAGCTTGGTTACTCAAGCACCCTGACGGGAGACATACAAACACAACTCGATAATGAGGTTGCCACAAAGACAGTAAAAGCTATTGTCAAAGCGCCCACAGTTGCTGAGCACGGATATGCTATTACATGGGATAACGCAGCCGGTCAATGGGACCTTACTGATCCTGTAACACAAGGGATTCCTGTGGGGGGTAACACTGGTCAGGTTCTTGCTAAGGTGGATGGTAGTGATTGGAATGTTGCGTGGGTAGATGTGTCAACTACACTGTCTGCTCCCGGTATTGACACACAAGTCATATTCAACGACGGGGGTGTCGCAGGGACAGATGTAAACTTTGTTTTCGACAAAGCTCTTGATGCTTTAAGTATAGCAGGAGTAAGAATTAAAGGCGGTGGCGCTGGTAACACCTTTGTTGGAGCGAGTTCGGGATTGCCGGGGGCGAGCGGAATAAACAATACCGCTTTTGGCTCTAATACGCTCATAGCTCTCACAAGCGGGTCAGCCAACACTGTGATTGGAATGCAGGCGGGTCTTGACTTGACCACTGCAACAGGAACCGTTTTGATCGGATATACGGCGGGCAGCAATATTACAAGCGGTGATTACAATGTTGCTATCGGTTATCAAGCGTTACTAACAGCAACAACCGGTTCGGAAAACATAGCAATCGGTCGTCTTGCAGGGACAGACCTTACTGTTGGTAATTTTAACATAATGATCGGTCTGAACGCTGGTGGAAACATTATCGGGGGGGCCGACAACGTGTTGATTGGTAGGCAGGCTGGCGACGGTATTACATCGGGTTCTGACAACGTTTTTTTGGGTCTTAGTATGGCTCGAAACGTTACAACGGGTATCAAAAACGTTGCTATTGGTTATGCAATTGATCTCCCTTCAGCAACAGCAAACGGTCAGTTATCAATACAGAATGCTATTTTTGGTACGGGCAATATAGAAGGTGGCACTAATATTTCAACAGGCAATATTGGACTTTATGTAGCGGCGCCAAGCGCACGACTTCACCTTCCAGCAGGCACAGCAACAGCAGGCACAGCGCCTCTCAAACTCACAACGGGTACCGCACTAGGAACACCGGAGAATGGAGCGATCGAATATCACAATACTCGTTTATATTTTACTCGTAATTCGGAGCGTCATGAAATTCAAACACTACTTACAGTAGAGTATCAGATTCTTAACGCCGAGTTGCAGACAATCTTTGCAACACCCAAAGTTTTAATACCGGCGCCCGGTTCGGGAAAACAAATCATTGTTCATAGTATATATGTACAACAAAAAACAAATACCACAGATTATCCTACAAACGCGGAAGGAGGAACGTGGACAATAGTGGTTGTCGGAGCAGCAGCAACAACTACGATCAATAGCCCCTCAACTTTAAGAATAGGAGCCAGTTTCCCCGATCATTGGACTTATTACACGCGAATTACCACGTTTAGTAACAATTTCACGGACAATTATGAAAACGGACGTGTAGAATTACGCACATCAACATTGGTTACGGGCGCGGGAGACACGCAGATGAATATAAAACTTGTATATGAAATTGTCAATCTTGGTTTCTAAACTTTTATAAGAATGGCAAAAACCAACACGCTTGAGAACGAAATTCTCAAGCTCTTATTTCAGAACTCGCCGATGACGTTGGTGGGTGACGCGGCGGGACTTCTTGGCTCAGCGGCGGCTGGAAATTTATACGCCAGTTTGCACACAGCGGACCCCGGTGAAGCCGGACTACAAACCACGAGTGAAGCAGCGTACACGTCGTATGCGCGGGTGGCAATAGTGAGATCAGCGGTTGGTTGGACAGTAACAAATAATCTGCTGGAAAATGCGGCAACAATTACGTTCCCCATGTCGGGTAGTGGACCGGAAATAATAACACATATTGGTATCGGCACAGCCTCTTCTGGTGGCGCGGGAAAGCTCTTATACAAGGGCGCTCTTGTGACACCTTTAATTGTCAATATCGGCATCATTCCAGAATTCCCCGCAGGAACCCTAGACCTAACAGAAGATTAAATGAGCTTAGCAGGTGATTCTATAGATATAACACCCGGCACAGGTGCGGTGGTAGCCACTGAGACAGTTGCCGGGAAAGAGCATCAGGTGGTAATGATGGCACACGCTTCCGGCCACATTAAAGGAACGATCCCCACATACTATTATTGGTCAACGTTTGATGCAGGAGCATTGAACGAAGTCCTGATCGACATATTCAACGCCTCTGGTAGTGGTAAGATTCTAAAGATAAGAAAAATGTTCGTACACCATAATCAGGCAACTGTGGTTGGTGTACCTTTTCTCTATGATGTAATCAAGACCACCGCTGTTGGTACGGGAGGAACAACAATTACCGGGCGACCCGTCGACAGCGCTAACGCAGCAATACCCGCACAAGTAACTTGCCGTCACGCCGCCACAGGTGGTGCAACAACAAGTTTCACTTATTTTGGTTTTGCTGTAGACACCGAGGAAACTCGTCCCGGAACATCTATCGCCCCAATGATAAACTGGATGCCAGAAGGAGAGGATGTACAGGAAATCGTGTTAAGAGAGGGGGAGGGGTTGAAGGTTGTTCAAACAACCAGCAGCACGGTGGGGGTAATGGCTTGTCTCCTCGTAGTAACAATGGAATAAAATGTCTCTGCTACTTCTATTACGAAACAGTGGCGGAGGCGGCACAGTAGCGCCGATAGCGGCATCGTTGGCTGGTACATCAACCCTCTCGGGGAATATCCGGGGGCGGGGTGTGATAGCCACGGTTCTCACGGGGACTAGCGCAATGAGCGTGGCCGGAAGAGGTCGTGGACAAATCGCCGCGACGATGTCAGGTATTTCTTCTCTGTCGGCGATCATACGTGGTCGAGCGCCAATCGCCGCCTTGTTATCGGGTACATCTTCTATGATAGCGGTTGTAAGAGGTGTTGGTCGAATATCAGCAATCATGAGTGGTACCAGCACTTTTCTTGTTACCTACACACAACGCATCACAAAAACTCTCGGCGGCAAAATAGCAAACGCTTTTAGAATTTAAATGAAAATATTGAGTTGTTTTATCAGAAGAGAATTGACTTTCTACAACAAATGTAGAAAGTTTTTCCGCTTATCGCTCAGGCCGTCCTTTTTTCTTGTATCGGTCGCAACCGATGAACCACTTATTAGCAATAGTTTGGTAATGACCCGAGAAGGTATAAAGCTAATCGTTGCTGATCACGGCGAGCTTCGAACACTCAAACCTCTGGACGAGTTTCCTCGACCAACAGAACTTTTCGTAGTATCAAACAAATGGATTAAATAAATCAAATGTCACAAGCATTATTTCCCTCATTACAAGGCAGTGAAGGTTTCGCAATCACCGCTTCCGACACATTACCCGTATTCAACGATCCCAATAATAAAGTTGGTGTTCGTCATGTTTTCGTTCACAATCGCTCAGCAGGTGGTGAGGTTCGTGTTATGCCCGCAGGACAAAGAATACCTCCCATAATCACTCTCACCGGCACCTCCGGCACAGCCAACATCTTGATTAAAAATGTCAACTATTTGGTAACGTTCAACACTTCGTTGAGTCAGACAGCCGCTGATTTTGTTACTGTGAACGCCGCTGCTCTTCGAACCGCTGGTGTTACGGTTGTCAATATTACAGGAGCAGAGCTTCGCTTCACCGGCACAGCGGGTATATTGGCAATTAGCAACGCTACCGGCGACCTCAGCGGTACTGTTGCCACAGCACCAACACCCATCACAATTTACATTAATCAGGGAGACGTGTTTCCCGAAGCGATTAGTCAGATATACGCAACGTCACCCGTACCTCCTACAAATCTTGTCGGTCTTTTTGGTGGATCAAAATAAATCATAAAATGTTGAATATCATCGGTAGTTTTATTGGTAAAAGTGGTTCAGACAGCGCGGCAGCATTGGCTTCTGGTTTTGCATCTCGTGTGCAGGCCGATGGCGGTGTTGTGGAAGCTACAACCTGCCTTACAGATCGTATTCAAACATTGAAAAACAACGGTCTCTGGTCCAAAGCCTCTGCCGTATGGCTTCCTCATGGTTATAAAGAAGATAAACTTTATGCTGTGAAAGGTGGTGCTGGTGCTGACTTAGCTTTCACCCGTGCAGGAACAAGAACAAGGAAAGGTTCAACGTATGTTGAACAGGTTCCGTACAATCTGCTTTCGAGGTCAGAGGAGTTCGATAATGCTGCGTGGACCAAAACAGATTCTACAATAACAGCTAACAGCACTGTCGCGCCTAATGGTTTAAGTAGTGCAGATTCGCTTTTAGAAACAGCAACTAGCGCTCAGCATTTTGTAAAACAAAATGTAATAAAATCAGCAGTTAGTGTTCAATATACTTTTTCAGTATATGCCAAACCACTTGGACGAGATTTTATAAGATTATTTCTTGGTAATGGAAGTAACGGGTGTCGAGTGTGGTATAATGTGTCCACGGGTATTGTAGCAAGTTCGTCTAACTTAGGTTTTGGATTCACATTAAATTCAAGCTCAATAACATCAGCGGCTAATGGCTTTTATCGTTGTGCTATTACTGTAACAACAGATGTTACTACAACATTAGAGTGTTTTATTTTAACTTCTGATGTAGATGGTGGGACATCTTTCTTAGGCGATGTTACCAAAGGACTTTATATTTTTGGGGCACAAGTTGTAGTTGGTGCTGATACCAATTATTTCAAAACCACAGACCGCTTTGACGTACCTGCTCTCGACTACACAGGTAGCACGTGTCCAGCTTTATCTCTTGAACCAGCGAGAACTAATTTAATACTTCAATCTGAGACATTTGACAGTGTAACATGGACCAAGGGACAATCAACGGTAGGTGTAAATAGCATCGCTGGTCCTGACGGATTAACCACAGCAGATAAACTAATTGAAGATACCGCCAACAACGAACATTATTTTTCACAAAGTGTAACAGTGGTTATTGGTACAACTTATGCCTTCTCTGTTTATGCAAAAGCAGGAAGTGCTAGTCGATGGTTAAAGTTGTCCGGTTTTGGTTTAAATGCAGCAACCGAATCTCCTGTATTTGATTTGCAAAACGGAACAATCAGTGTTCCCGGTACCACAACTATTTTTAAGAGTGCCCGAATGGAGAGTTTGTTAGATTCTTCTGGTGCGGCTACAGGATGGTACAGATGTGTTTGCGTGTTCACAGCTAACGTAGCAAGCACATCAGCAAATATACAAATGTCAAATAGTGGCACCGCCAATGGTAGCAACGCTTACCTTGGTGATGGTTCGTCTTTTGTTTATGTAGTTGGCGCTCAGTTAGAGGCTGGTGCGTATGCCACATCCTATATCCCAACCACCACAGGAACCATTTCAAGGATTGCTGATAGTGTGCCCGCGCTATTACCAAAGGGGACTAATCAGTTATTACAAAGTCAAACGTTTGACAACGCTAGTTGGACAAAAAGCAATCTTACGCCCACAGCGAATGACACAAATGCCCCTGACGGAACTTTAACGGCAGACAAAATGCTTGAAACCATCACCAACGCTGGTCACGGTATTTTTCAAGCAGTCTCAAAACCCTCCGCAGAATTAGTATATACACTTGCCGTTTCGGTAAAACCCATCGGGCGCGATTGGTTTATTTTGGCTTTAGCCAATGCAGGAATTGGTATTCGTAAATGGTATAACCTTACAACCCAATCAATAGGCTCCACAGAAGTTCTCGGTTCCGGCTGGACTATCTTAAATTCAACAATTACACCAGAAGCAAATGGGTTTTATAGATTGACATTAACTGTCAAAACTGATGCCACAGCAGGGATAACACCAAATATCAATACCGCGTCTGATGATTTAATTACTTCATTTGCTGGTGATATAACGAAGGGTATGTACGTGTGGGGTGCTCAGCTTGAGCAAGGTGATGTAGCTACAACCTATGTTGCTACCACTACGGTACCTGTACATAACAGTACAGTAATAGGACAGACTCAAGGCACACTTTATTTTCGTGGAACTATTCCTGCTGACGGTATAAGTAAACAAATTACTATTAACGATGCAACAGGAAACAACAGGCTTGGTTTTGCCTTCCCTGCCTCAAATGTATTAGAGGGTTTTATGATTAATGGTGGTGTAGTGCAGGCTGATATTTTAAACTTAGGATTTACCAGTTTTTTTGAATATAAATTAGCATTAACATTTCAATCGAATAAGGTTGCTTTCTTTGCTAACGGTACAAAAATAGGGGAAGATTTAACAGCAACAGTACCAGCGACATTTAGGTTAAGTCTTGATGCTGGTACAGGTACAGCCAACTTTTATGGAAATATTTTCGCGCTTAGTTTATTACCAACTGCCCTCTCAGACGCAGAAGCAATCGCAGCAACAACATAATTATGAAAATTGTAAGGGTCAAATATATTCCACCACTCGGGCCTCTCATTCAGGACCTTCAAAGGGTATTTCCTCAATATACCATCACAGCACAATTCTTAGACTCTCAGGGAGGTATCCTGATTGATACCGAGAAAAAGAGGTTTGTGTACGTGAAAGAGTTCAGGGATGAGGTAGGTACACGAACTAAAGTTATAGTATATATGCTCGCGCGGGATACGTTTCAGGTACCAAATTGGGTACAGGGCACGGTTCTTGCTGAGATAGATTTAGCAACAGAGCCAATAGACCATTGGTTTATGGGACACGAAATACCGGTGCCGGACAACAGCAACGAAACACCAGACGATTTAATTTAAAACTCAAATTTTTATGAAAACACAAGAAGTAGAAAGTCTTTACAAAGCAGTTAGCGACTCCAACATTCAACTCAAACATCTTTCCGTCGACGATTATATGCGATCGATCAAATTGACGAAGAGAATGTCTGAGTTTTTGCAGGAACGTACCGACGACATTCAAGCACTCATCAAAGAATACAACAAAGAGTTCGAAGCGTTTGCTAAAAGCGCTGAAGTGAGAGATATCGCGAAAAAAGACAAAGAGTCATTGACACCAGAAGAACAGGAAATACTCTCTCGCAAAGCACCTGTACAAGTATTACCACAAGGTTTACTCCAAGGGCCAGAAGATTTCATCGACAAGGTTAACGCGATACACGACAGAGAGTTCAAGACGAAGAAAGATGAACTCAATTTTATCAAGGACTCCAAAGTGTTCAAAGCTGTTATCGAAAATACAACACCATCCAATCAAGTAGTCCTGTACGAATTTTTGTTCAAGCAATAAACCACCTCGGCGAAGTCCCTAACACACAAGAACAGAATGATCCGTTCCAGATTTTTATTAAATGAGTCCTCTGTTGAACTATCAGACACAATAGTAGGTAAAACCAAAAGGATGTTCAATATTATAGGCAGTGCCATACGGAGTAACTCTATACAAGGGGGAGGACTACACACCGCCCTGTTAAATCAGTCAGGGAACAGGTCTACAGACATTAAGCTAAAGATCGGTTATGTCGGCAATCCTGTTACGAAAGGGAATTGGAGCGCGGCTTCAACGTATAGCGCGGGAGAATTGCGGGCTTATCCTATCAACTCTCCAATTATGTGGCGGGCGAATGCGTCAGTTTCCGCTGCTGAAAATCCACCGATCAGTAATTCAAAATGGGATTTAGCCGTAGCCCCTGAAATGGTTCAGAATTTAGGGGGAGGAAAATATGCAAGGTCGGCCATGCAGAGGGATGAGGGTAGTTTTATCAAGCTCGGCACCTTTGAGATAGGTACGTATGCGCTTTCACAGTTCTCCTACAATCCAACGATGAAGAACTATAATACAGCGACAGCGATAAGCACAACTTCAGCCGATGCTATCACTATTCCAACTACACATCCTTCATCCAAAACCTTTACGATAGGGACAGGAATAAGCAACCTGCCCGCAAGTTCAAGTATTGGGACAGCCACCGAATCATTTGCTATCCCAACCACTCATCCAACGATGATGAGCCGGACACTCCCGACAGGGTTAAGTTTATCGCCGGGTGAAAAGGTTACATTTTATGGGGATGCAAGTAATTACTTTGTCTTTGTGGTTTGTCGGTACAATTCTACAACCGGGGCAGCGTATGGTTTTTCATTGCTCCATGTGGGAACCGGGACGTTTGGAAGCTGGACTTTAAAGAAGGAAGTGCTCCTTCGTATACTCCGGACCGCCTCACCGACCACTCATTATTTTTATGGCCTTGTTCAGTCTTACGATTCAGGTACAGGGTCAGTAACAGTCAACAGCACACGTAACACCGGCACCGGATCACAAACAGGATGGACCGTAACACAGGCCCACGAACCACCTGCGGTCGGAAGTTCCCAAAGCCTTTCCTACAATCAGGAAGCTGCCATAGGTATGTTCCATGTTATTCAGTGGTCAGGTACGAGAATCAGCCATGTATGCCCTACAGATAACCGGGGGACAGGTTTCAGGTATATTTATTGCGATGGGCCTGATGTCGCAAGTCCACCCTCCGATGCGGTAATAGATACTTATTCCGCTTCATCACTTACCAATCAGGCAAAATTACTTTTTGATGATCTGTCCGTGGGAACGCATACAATTGTAGGGGTAAGCGTGACAAGCGCAGATGTTTCAAGTGCAAATACCCGTAACTGGATTTACGCCTCGACCAATATAGCAAACATCGCATCTGTAAATCAACAGTACAACTATCATTTATTCACTGCTGATTTTGTTGTATGTAATCAAGGCCAGAGTATAGGAGAAATAGCGTTTAACTTCCGGGAATCAGCCGATGCTGGTGATACGCTCCAATGGATGCCATACCACGGAGCGCAGACGATGACATCGACCCCGGCGTTTACAGTTGATGGAGCTGTAGTAGACCATGAAGCGGATTTTACGACCGGGACAAATCCATATGGATTAAAGTATCAGGATTTCACTACCTGCGTACTCGCTCAGACCGGAACGATCGTTCACCCGCAAGGGGCAGGGACGATTGCAAACTACACCGCAAGCCACACGATTAACAAAGACGGCATTGATTGGAGAATTGATTTGCCTTCGTGGCTTATCGCTGTATACCGCTCAATTGGGTACGTCAATCTTATGTTCTTAACCAAAGCCTTCTGCGATAAGATAGAATTTGAAACCGGAACAGTGTATACAGTTCCAACCGGCGCAGAGGCAGATGTAAACATTGCGAGTGAGGATTTAAACCCCGGCAGTATGCTTGCTTACAATGACGGCACCGGAAGCAATGGAGAACCGAACTATGCACTAGCTGTTTACTGGCCTGACACTTCAAGGAATTGGGTGTCTGCGTTCATTGATAATTACGATGGCAGTAATATCAAACTTTATCCTGTTCTTTTCTCAGATCAGACAATAGCACAAGGGACAGCAGAGACTTTCAGGGGTAAATGGTATTTGGGCAACAAGGGAGATTTATGAGAACATCTTATAAACGAACGGTATTCTGGCAGAACGTTAAGAACACGTTATAAATTTTAATCAATGACGACACAAACAGCAGTAGATATATTCGCAATCCTTCAGGACAAATACGGGTCGCCCGATCTTGATCCCGACGAAGTTGTTCATTTGCTAAATATGGCAACCTATGAATGGCTCAACAGACTCGTTCCATCTAATCTCGGAGGCGCTGTAAATTTCGAACTCGATAGCAACACGCTTGCAAACATTAAACCGTTGATCTATTCTATCACAGGAACGATGAACGGCTCTGGTGTTTTGACGAATGCGGTGATCACCGCCGCACTTGTAACCGCTGGTGCTGAGGCAACAGCCACATGGTACAGGATCGGAAACGTTGGTATAACTGTCAGCAGCAAAACCTATCCTGCGAAATTCGTCCGCCACAACGACTATCTCGCGTTTGTTCGTAATTATTTCAAGCGCGGCAAAGCTACCAAACCAATCTACACAATTCGTCAGGACGGCCTGAAGTTTGATCCAATTGACGCGGTGAGTTCACTCTCACTCGTGGTAGTCAAACACCCCAAACTCCTCTCCCTCGTCGGTCCCGTCAATCCCGAACTCGACGATCAGGCAATGTACAACATCATTATGATCGCTCTGAAGTTTGCTGGTGTCAGCACTCGCGACGAAGAGTTGATCATGGATATACGCAACACGTCACTTCAAACCGCTCAGTAGTGCCAGCCGGACCCGAACAAAAACTTCATTTTCAGATCAGTGATTATCTGAAGATACAGTATCCAAAAGTATTTTTTATCAGCGAGTCGAGTGGCCTGCGTGTCAGCCAAGGTCTCGCCTCAAAATTAAAACGAACTCGTAGTAATCACGTTCATCTCGATCTCTACATCCTCGAACCGAAGAAGGGCTACTGTGGCCTCATCCTCGAACTTAAAGCAAAACGAATTCACAGAGCCGACGATCCCACCAAACTCCTGAAAGACGAACACGTGTCTGATCAGGCAGAAACAATTGAGAAGTTGTTGAAGAAGGGATACAAGGCAGCGTTCGCCATTCAGTTCAAAGATGCTAAAAAACAAATAGACGAATACTTAAATGGTAACTAAGGAACAACTTATTTCCGATATAATTCTTCAACTCACACAAGGTAATCCATCGGACGACATTGCTGTTGAAGAGGATCAGGTTGCTTTCTGGCTTCAGTATCACTTGCACGACTTGATCAGGCGAGAGATCATTGACTACAGAAAAAAAGGTCAACAAATACCGCCGATTTACATTCGTCGCGACGTTGCTCTCGCTCTTGGTGAAGAAGCGATCGCTGATGTAGCAGACGCAAACCAAAGACTGTACGTGGAGTTGGAAGAGGATGTACTCGATCTGCCTCGTGATGGAGGTGTTATTCGTGTTCTTGACTACGACAGAAATTTGATTCACATGACAGCCGCCGAAGACCTCGAAGATTTGAGGAACTCCCGGTTCGCCAAACCGTCCATCGACAACGTCATAGGTTATCGCGAGGGTAAGAAAATATTTATCGAAGGTTTCAATACCGCCGACATCGACTTCAACCCCCTCATGGTCTCCTACATTCCCAAACAAGATGTGATTGCAATGGCAGACGATGACGAGGTTCTCGTGTCCGACCAGCTAGTGCCTGTCCTAATTGATCTCTGCGTTCAACGCGGCAAGCTTCAGATGTACGGCACAGTCCCCGATCAAGCAAATGACGGCACAGATGCTAAACAACCTGTCTATCACACCTCGATCCAAAACCCCACGAAACAAGACGCTCAACCTACTGAAGAATAATGTACGTCACTCTCGATAACACAATAAGCTTCGCGAAGTCAATCGTGAAGGACGCCAACAACATCGACACAAACGTGTGGAGGGATTGGATATACTCGGGTGCCTTGCTACACTTAGGTGTGGGGGACGATGAGATCGACGTTGCAGAGCTTACACCGACAAAATTAATAGCTCGCCTTCCAGATCATTGTCGAGTGATCTTGGGATTGTCTCTTTACGACACTTCTGGTAACCCTCTTAAGCACAAGTTTCGCGCCGGTAAGCAAAGAATTTATCAGGACACACGCCTTGCGAACACAGCAATAGGAACCGATACGAATATTAATCTTGCTGTTCCTGTCGACGTAAGTGCCGATGTCTCCAATCTTTACTTCGGAACAAACGGTGATATTGTTGGCAAGATTCTAATCAGGTATTTCAAGTATCCACTCGACGAAAAGAATCAACCTCTGATCCGCGAAGAAGATATGTACGCCTGTGCGCTCTTTATCAAGCTGATGACAGCAATGCGGGACAACGGCAACAAATCAGAAATACAGTTGTACGATCAAATGTGGAAGCAAGCAGCCGACAAGGCGAAAGCCGATAAGCGCATGAAGAGTCTCACGCCAGAAGTTGCTCACACTTTGATGAATCAGATGATGAGACTCATCCCCCAATTTAACGACAGACTTTTCTAATGTCCATAAGACTTACAAGGAATAGTTGGGAAGGCGGTTTGAACACCGACACCGACAAATCCAAACTCGATCCGATTTTCTACACTGCTGCTCACAACCTCGATACGGTTGGTGACGGCAGTTTTTTTGCTTTAAAAAACATTCAAGGAACAGACAAAGTCAAGGCGATCGTTAATCCCCCCGACACAACCGTCCTCGGCGCGTTTGCCGCGAAGTTCTTAATCACGAGCGAATACAAACAGTGCGTGATTCTCTTTACGATGACCGGCCCTTCTGGTGGATTGGGTTTTGCAAACAAGTTTAAGATTTGGTTGTACGACACGGAAGATAACAATCAGTATGAGTTGTTTCAAGAAGATATTTCGGCGGATTATATCACAGACGATCGCGTGGTTACCGCTGTTGGCTTCGCCGAGAACAACGTTGATCATATTTATTTTACAGACCATTATAATGAAATTCGTCAGATTCGTTGTGAGATTCCTGCTGGTTATGTTGCTAATTATCTGAGAGCAGCCAACCTTTCTGTTCAGCGCTTAGGCACACACGGCCTGATTCAACTCGACAGCATTTTGACGGGCGGGTCGTTGCTCTCTGGCGCTTATCAGTTCGCATATCGTATGGTCGACCCGGTGAACAAACGCTTCACCAAATGGAGTTCGCTCACGCTTCCTATTCACGTATACTCTGCCGCAAACTCGACAGCTTTTGTATACGCCGATTACGGGTTACCAACAGAGTTCAAAATCAGGCTGGATATTACCCTCACAGACGAGGAGTATGCTAATTGGGATTACTTCCAGTTAGCTGTTGTGGAAAACGTATATCCAACCGGACCAGAAACTATTGTTGACGGACAGAATCAAACTTTTGTTGCTTCTGTACTTCCTGTTGCCGCTGTGGTAGATTATAAACTTATTCACGGCGACACAATTCTTCGCGACTACGACTATAAAACAAACACAAAGGTTGGTGTAATTCCAATCGAAGAGTTGGTTGTTGATCACGCGTCAATCAAGACGGTAAAAACACTGAACGTAAAACAAAAACGATTGATCGGCGGAAACGTTGAATATCACGATTTTGAATTTGATAATCCAAACGGTGATCCCGTTATAACCAGCGGGAGCGTAATCACACAGAGTGATTCGAGTGGTGATTTATTTTCTAGTCACGCAAATTCATTGTATCGCGGTTACTTCAGAGATGAGGTTTATCGGTTCGGTATTGTTTATTTCGACAAATACGGTAATCGTTCTCCGGTAAAGGTTCTCGACCTCAACGGAGTAACAAACAATCAAATCTCCACAGGTATTCCTGACATGCGCTTCCCCTCTCGCTCGACGAGCAATAGTTGGGGTGTATTCAACAGCAGCGATCAGCTTCAATCCCTTGGCCTACGCCTGACGAGTATAAAGAACCACCCGACATGGGCTGTTGGTTTTGAAATCGTCCGCGCAAAAAGAATTAAGCGTGTGCTTTCGCAGACGCCTGTTATCCCTATGACCTATGTTCAGGGTGTGGGCGCTCTCGGTGTCACCGTCGCGGGCGGCAGCGCTGACAACGAATACACCTCGGCGCAACCCCAAACAACAGACGAAATTTACATGCCCAAAAACCTGTTCTGGCCAGATCAAAGGGTGATCAGGAAGAATGGATCGTTGACGGGTTCAGGTGTGTCCACACTAAAGAGGAATGAGGCGAAACTTGAGCGTAACAGTAAGGAGGTTCCTCTCGCCATGATCTTTCCCCAAAACTATATGTACGGCAGCGGGCCGTTTCAACTCAATGGCTCGGAAAAGCTTGAGACAGTAGACTACTGTGCCCTGAGAGCACAGATCACGGACTACACAGGGGGGATAGCGGGGGACAGTCTGACTACCAAGATTAAGGCGAATTTTTATGCTCTTGACGGGGGCGACTATTACTTCGACCCTGCGTGGGTTGCCAAAGTAATTGCTGAGGAATACAAGATCAAGGGATACGTTACCTTCAACAATCTCGGAGAACCAACATCTCTCGACGGCAAGAACATCATGGACTACGCGGCGCTGGTAACAGAGGGTGTTGATCTTGGTTTCGCGCCCAAGATTCAGAAGAGTGTTGTGATTGACGTACCCACGGCGGTACACGACATCATGACAACAGGCACAAAAGTGTTTGCTAACGCCGGGACCAAAAATGCAACGGCCAGCGGTGTCGCGATTTTCAGCAGCAACGGTGCGCTCGTCTATCAAAACTCAAGCTCGTTAAACAACAACTATATTAACGAGTATTCGGGCTACAGTGATGGCAACTCGTATATACAAGCGATCAAGATTGCCAACATCGTCAACAACTATGAGGATGACAGATACGGCGACATTGATGACCGGCACGAGTTTATATCGACCGGTGCAAAAATATATTTCACATTCTCGCAGCTTACGGATGTTCGTGCAGGAACCACGGTCAACATCTCTGTCGACGTGTGGGGTGGTGATTGTTTTGTTTCACCACACACTTTCAAGATCACAGACGGCGCGTATTCTGTTGTGAATTCCTACAAAGGAAACTCACCAGCTTCCGCTGACTCTTCTGCCAACCTAATCACCAAGTGGGGCAAATACTTCTTGAACACGAGTGGCGCAGCAGTATCTCTTCCCGTTGGGGTTGAGGCGGCTGCTCAGTTTGTTACAGTGGTTCTTGAATCAGAGTACAACGGCGGCGTGATGGCGGAGGATATGCTGATCGATGACGGGAACCTGAACGGGATGCCGATACCGGTGCCGTCTGGTGAGGAAAGCTTGCGAGCGCCATTGACCTATCGATACAACATCAACCTGTCGAAACAAAACGATGAGAAGGTTTACTTCCCTCGGCCCGCGTTCAACTTTGAGAAGCACTCGTTCCCCGCTCGTATCATATACAGCGATCAAAAAATCTACAACACAGACAGCGTAGGGTTCGACATATTCCGAGTTCTAAACTTTCTTGATCTCGAAGAGAAAAACGGCGAGATCACAAAACTTTCGATCGAACGCGACAACCTGTACGCGATTCAGGAGGAGGGTGTTATCGGTCTACCCGTTGGTGAAACACAGGTCACAACTACGGACGCCGGTCAATTATCTGTTGGTACATCAGACTTCTTCGGTCGGCCAATCGTGATCGACAACAAACGAGGATCACAGCACATTCTTTCTATCGCCGAGACAGGCGAGATGATTTATGTCCCGGACCACAGAAACAAAACGATTTATGGTTTGGCTGGAAACCGGTTGCAACCAATCGTCGAGAAGAACGAAACGTTGTTCAGGAGCTTCTTCGACGGAGACGTGTCGGAGAGAAATCTCTTCAGTATATACGATTCGCAACGCGGGCAGTATTGGATCGCGAACAATGGTAACTGTTACCTCTTCAACGAGGACAGCGCACAATGGAAGACAAATCTTGAATTTCCTTCTGGCTCTCTGCGGACAGGTGTTTACACAAATCAAGACCTTTTCCTCGTCGGCATGGAAGGTGAGGACATCTCAATTTATAAGATGTACAAAGGAAACGCCAACGTATTGTTTGACGCCACGGTTACACCTCGTGTCACATTCGTGGTCAACCCCGACGATCCTATAGCCAAAAAATTCACCAACCAAGCCTATATCTCGACAGAACGATTGGCCACGGCTGACTTCACAATAGAACGAGAGCAAGAGCTTAGTGATCAGAGCATTTCTGGCACGGTAATTGCAGTATCTTCTAAGGGCGGCAATTATCGCATAAAACTCTCTCGGGCCGCTGGAAACGAGCGCCTTCGAGGTCTCAGATTGATCACAACGATCAAGTGGAAGACCGACAATCTGTACTCTTCACTCTCACAGGTACTTACCAAGTATCAACACGAATCCCGAGTTCCTTTCTAAGATGGCATACACAACACCATATCTCGGCCCCGCACAACGGGCCAGCAAACCTCCTCGGTCATCGGCTGCTCCCAACACCGATGCCGGGGAGTTTATGTCTGACTTCGATTACGCTTCCTTTATTTCTGGCGGCGCAGGACTTGCCGGTAGTTATTACGGCATGGTGAATCAGGACTTGGGTCTTCAAGCACCACCAGCACTTCAACGCTCAGCCACAGGAGAACCAGTGTACAACCTTGGGTCCTCCTTCAATCAAGCCTATCTCTCCAAGCCTCAAGGGGCATCAGGGGAAGAAATTGTCTCGGGTCTGGCGCAGGGAGCGCAAGCTGGCGCGGCCTTCGGTCCAGTAGGCGCGGGTGTGGGGGCGGCTGTCGGATTAGCAACATCGATCTTTGGTGGTGCCCGGCGCAAGCACAATCAGCAGCGCGAGAAAGACAACGCACTCGCCAAAGTATCAGCAGGTCAAAACACCTACAATAAAGCGGCCAACGCTTATCAAGAAACTCAGTTGGCGTTGAACGACTATCAGCGCCGCTCTGAGATGACAAATCATCTTTATAACCTCTTCCGGTCAAATGGATAAAATACAAAGATACTTACGAATCATTCGTTTGATCCGCTCGGGTCAAGCGCAAAAGCTTTCAAAGGACGATTATACCTTTTTCTCGAAATTCAGCTTTGATGTTGATCAAGACGCGATAGAGAAGCTTCAGAATACCGCTGAGTTCAAGGACATGAGTCCTGAACAAATCAGCAAGGCAAAAGAAGATGCTTTCTTGCTCGCTGTGCAGAATCCCGAATACCGGGAGAAAATTCTCACCTCGGCAGAAGGGATAGAGAACCAAGAGTTAACAGACAAGATCACCACGGCGATCAACATTGGTCTCGCTGGCGCAGACATAACAACGTCGATCGGTCAGATTCAAGCAGGTAAAAGAGCACAGGACAGTATTGCTCGTCCACAAGCTCCCGCACCGCTGACAGCAGACCCCCGCCTCGAATCCGCACTATCGGACGCAAGCCGTGGAGGCGAGTTAAATGCGGCAAGAGCGATGTCTCCCGCGCAGCTTCAAATCCTCGATCAATATCTCTCCGATCTAAACACGGCCCAAACTGTGTCGGGTGGTCAAGCTGGTGTGTATGGAAGTCTCGCGCAGGTTGCCTCAACAAGACGCGGGCGCAGATCAGCAGAGCTTGCTCCTATATACGATCAAATCAATCGAGAGGGTGTACAGCGGTACGATCAACTGCTCGCGCAGAAACTTCAGGAGAATCAAAACATTCAGCAGTCACAAGCGCAAGCATATCCATACGAGTTACAGCAATACGGATACGATCAGCGTATGGCCGCAGAGTTGGGTGCCGCTGGTAGGACCAATCTCAGAAGTTCGCTCGGTGCTGCGGGAAGCTTTGCTGCTCCCGTTATCGCGAAGATGAGAACACGTAAGCGATTTCGCGACATCTATAATCAAGGACTCCCCTACGGCGAAGACAACGCGAAGACAATGGCTGAAGCGGATTACAAGTTATACAATCCAGACAGCTTCGATAGTCTTTATCAACAACAAATGTACGGCGCAGAATAATGGCATTTAACAGAGCACAGGCAGGGGGGTTATCATACCTTCTTCCAGAGAACAGATACATTAATCAACAACCAATAGCTCCCTCCACACCAGAGGGGGCTGTTCCGTTTTTTAATCTACCGCAAGAGAATGATGATCTTGCGATCGTAGAGGGGTTGACCGATAAGTACATAAACACGAAAGCCGAAATCGAACGTTTTGCGCTCGACATGGCGACCAAGTACGGTGTTGATGTTACCGCGCCTGATCACTCTCAGCAAGATGGTGGTGGAGCACCTTTCAAAACGTTTCAAAAGCTCGCGACGAGTCTTCTTGTTACGGCCAACGATTTGAAACAGCGCCGGGAGAATCAAAAACAATTACTGCCTCAGCTTGCTGCTGGCAACATTCGCACCATACAGAGCGGCGATCTTACTGCACAAAAACCAGAGACACAGTTTTATAACACAGACCTGTTACCAGAAGTCAAACAGGCGAATGACATTTTGAAGACGGCGGTATATACAGACGAGGACCACGATCGCTTCAAACAGCAAGTTTTTGATCCAATTGTTGCTGATCTCACAGCACGAATGAACGAGGAAGGCGTCTCTCCGATGGAGAAGGAATATCTTCAGTACAACATAAACGCGTTGGTTCAAGCGCCGCGAACAACACCCTATGCTACTTTTCAAAACGCGGGAAAAAGTAAGTCAACGGTAGAAATCGATCTGTTGAAGAAAGTTACAAACGTGTCGCAGGGTAAATGGCCAAAAGGTAGTTACGACACAGCAACAGACGAGAAAGGAAATCCTGTTCTTGTCAATAAATTTCTCGATGGTGCTCAGGCGGGAGAATATGTATATGAGGACGCGAAGGGTGCTCAGAAAAGAGTACCAAAGATTGTCGACGGGTTTGTGAAAAAAGCAGACGGAGTTTATTTTTCGTTCAAACAAACAGATGGTGTTTCAATACCACCCGTTAAAGTATCGAGTCGTCGAGGCGATGAAATAGCACAAGACATCATCGCTTCTAATCCAAAGTACGGCTCTGTCACCAAAATGTATGAGGCTATGAGGAACATGGGTCTCGCAGATGAGGACGGCTCTCTTGTCAATGAAAAAATTCTGGCTGGTGAAGATTTTGATACGCCAGACCCTTCCATCTTCGGTGAACGCATTGCTGCCGAAAAGGAAAGGATCAAGAAGCGTCTGAAAGAAGGAACAGCAAATGATCCTGCGGCAAACCTTTTTGTCAACAGGCCAAAAATAGATTTGATTTTACCATCAGGCGAAACAGCAACTCTTGTCAAGCACCGTGTCGGTGACGGATGGTTCTTAGAGGGACAGGATGATAATGACGATTTTACACACATGACGTGGAATGATGTTGAGTCGTGGCTTGCTCAAGAAAAATATTTCGACCAGTTTTTAAACAAACCAGAGAAAGAAGAAGCCGCCCCCTCGCCACAACCAGTGGGTACAAAGTCCCCCTCGCCCTCGGCGTCAATACCTTCGCTGAAAAGTCAGATAGTTCCTCCGGGCTTAGGCCAACCGCAAGCAGCACCTCCTGACGCAACCACCGCAGCACCCGTACCAAAATTCAAAGTGACAGGCGAAAGCGGAACAGAAGGAATGCACCCGTGGGCAATCGTAGTCGGCAATCTCTTGACAGATAGTCTTGGTGGTG